AGACACACAATACTTTGACGCATCTGGCGATCCGCTGTCAGGCGGCAAGATATACTTCTTTGAGTCTGGGACAACCACGCCAAAGACAACCTATGCTGATATCAACAACTCGATTCCTAACACGCATCCGGTTATTCTTGACGCGGCAGGCCGCCAGCCGAATATCTTCTTTGACGGCGTGGCAAAGGCTACCCTGACCGACAGTTCTGATGTCACTATTGTTACCCGTGATCCGGTAGGTGAGACAGCAACCAACTTTGGTGACGAATGGGTATCCACCCGTATCTACAGCGCCAATGACGTTGTAATCGCTTCTGACGGCCAGTATTACCGTTCGCTACAGTCTGCCAACCAGAACAACAACCCGGTAAGCACAAGCGGCTATTGGACGCTCCTGTACTCTGTTGAGTGGAACAGCGGTATCACCTATGGCGTGAGCGCGGTGGTTACTTATAGCAACCAGCAGTATCAGTCGCTACAGGCATCCAACACTAATCACCAGCCGGATTTGTCACCAGTGTGGTGGGTTCCTCTGAATTTCGCTTGGGATGCGACAGCAACATATGCTGACAACCAGAACGTAGTTGGAACTGACGGTGTACTTTACACATCACAGCAGGCTTCCAACCTGAACAACGATCCTACTGATCCGGCTAACAGGCCGACATGGTGGGTAGGCACATCTGCGGATGCGGCGGCTTCAGCTGCGGCTGCGGCTACCAGTGAGTCTAATGCGGCGACATCTGCAAGTAATGCTGCAACCAGCGCCACTAATGCGGCCAACAGCGCCACGGCTGCCGCAACGTCTGCAACTAATTCTGCTAACTCAGCAACGGCTTCAGCTACATCAGCATCCAACGCCGCTACCAGCGAAACCAACGCCGGAAACAGCGCGACAGCAGCATCGACTTCCGCAACCAATGCGGCCACAAGCGAAACTAACGCCGCCAACTCCGCTACTGCGGCGGCTACGTCAGCCTCTAATGCGGCAACAAGTGAAACCAATGCTGGTAACTCTGCAACTGCGGCGGCAACTTCAGAAACTAATGCGGCCAATTCAGCTACTGCGGCGGCAACATCTGCTACCAATGCCGCAAATTCAGCAACAGCGGCAGGAACATCAGAAACAAATGCCGCGAATAGCGCAAGTGCCGCCTCAACGTCAGCGACTAACGCCGCTAATTCAGCAACAGCATCCGCTAATTCCGCGACAGCTAGTGCCGCATCAGCCGCACTTTCGGAGGCCGCTTGGGATCAGTTTGACGATACATATCTGGGCCAGAAAGCTAGTGACCCAACGGTAGACAATGATGGCAATCCGCTGGCTACTGGAGCGCTGTACTTCAACACTACAAGCAACGAATTGAAGGTATATGACGGGGCATCTTGGTTATCAACAACTTACAATTCAAGTAATGTAGCCATCACAGGTGGTTCTATCAATGGCACTACTATCGGTGCTACCACGCCCTCTACTGGCTCTTTCAGTTCTCTGAACGTGGGCGGTTCTGATGTTGTTGTTGATACAGATATAGGCGTAACAGTACAAGCCTATGATGCAACTATAGTCGTGGATGCAGACATCGGTGTTACCGTACAGGCTTATGATGCTGACACAACAAAGAATGATGTTGCCAACACCTTTACAGCAGTCCAGACATTCGACAACGGAATTATTGAAGAATTCACCGCTGTTACTTCTACAACCAACTCTACAACTGTGAACTTGCAGGATGGCACGAACTTCAGCCATACCCTGACAGAGAACACCACGTTCACGTTCAGCAACCCCGCCGCAAGCGGTAAGGTATCGGCCTTCACCCTGAAGATTGTTCAGGACGCGAGTGCTTCCGGTTACACAGTGACATGGCCTGCCGCTGTTGATTGGCCTTCTGCTACTGCCCCGACGCTAACAGCTACAGCGTCAGCCGTGGACTACTTTGTTTTCATCACGCATGATGGCGGTACTACTTGGTACGGCTTCACTGCTGGACAGGGAATGGCTTAATGAGCAGTTCTTCACGCAAAATGCTACAAGCCGCCGCTGGAAATGCTGGCGGTGACTTCTATCCGTATACGATAGATTATTCTGCGCTGTTTAATGACAATGATTCTGCTTATCTTTCATGGACAGCGGGCACCCCCACTGACCAGAATGTCTTTACTTTCTCTTTCTGGACAAAGCGCGCTAACCTCAGTGCGAATATGTCGGTATTCTCTGCTGGTAATGTTGCGGGTTACGCAAGGAGTAATCTGGGTTTTGAATCTGATGACCAGATTCGTCTCAACTGGGATGCGGTAAGTCCTCCCAATACCTATGTGGCAACAACAGCAGTCTATAGAGACCCGAGTGCTTGGATGCACGTTGTTATAGCTGTTGATACAGATAACGGTACTGCCGCAGACAGAGTAAAGATTTATGTTAATAATGTTCGCGTTACTGACCTTTCTGGAACAGTCTATCCGGGGTCTGGCGATGCTTGGGACTTTAATGCTTCCGGTGTCGTACACAATATAGGGCGAAGACTATCTAGCACTTCTACATGGTATTGCGATTTGTATTTAGCACAAGTAGCTTTTGTAGACGGGCAAGCACTAACGCCTTCCAGTTTCGGAGAAGATAAAAATAACATCTGGTGTCCGTCTAACCTGTCCGGCATCACTTGGGGCAATAACGGCTTCTACTTAGACTTCTCAAACTCTGCCGCACTCGGCACAGACGTATCAGGCAACGGTAACAACTGGACTCCTTCAGGGCTGACAAGTTCAGACCAGATGACAGATACGCCTACGTCAAATCATGCAACATGGAATCCGTTAAAGTTTAGAAGCACATCCTATAAAGCTGTTTTGGCAGAAGGTAATCTAAAAGCAACTTTTGATGACGCTGGTTTTATTGAATATGCCTACGGCACTATGGCTGTTACAAGCGGTAAGTGGTATTGGGAGCAGACTTGTAATGCAGTTGGCGGTGAGCAATACATCGGCGTTGTTGGTGCTAACGTAGGAGAAGGCAATCCATCTATCTCAAGATTTTATAGAAACAACGCAACTAAATACTTGGACGGTGGCTCTGCTACAGCTTACGGAGCAACGTGGACAACTGGCGATGTTATGGGTTGTGATTTGGACATGGACAACGGGACGATTGAGTTTTTCAAAAATGGCACTAGTCAAGGCGTAGCTTACACAGACCTCCTTACTGCTATGCCGGATGGTGGGTGGGCTATCATGGCAGGTGGCTATAACAACTCAGCCTGTACTATCCATACTAGCTCAGACAAGTGGACTTACACGCCAAGCACAGACTTTGTAGCTATGTCCACAGCCAACCTCCCAGAACCCACTATCGGCCCGAACTCGGACATACTTACTTCAGAAGTATTTGCATCAATCCTCTACACAGGCAACGGCACAAGTCAGAGCATTAGCACTCTGGACTTCCAGCCTGACTTCACATGGATTAAGAACAGAGATGCGCTTGACAATCATATGCTGTTTGATGCTGTTCGTGGTGCAACTAAATATTTGTCCTCCAACTCAGCTAGCGTTGAAGCAACAGATGCACAGTCACTATCTAGCTTTAATTCTAATGGATTTTCTGTTGGCAGTAACGTAGCAGTAAACACTAACGCTGAAGATTACGTTGCTTGGAACTGGAAAGGCAACGGCTCTGGAGTAACCAACACAGACGGCTCTATAACCTCTACCGTGTCTGCTAACACTGATGCGGGGATTAGTATTGTTACTTACACAGGTAACGCAACAAACTCTACGGTAGGGCATGGATTAAATTCAGCACCAGAAGTAGTAATAGTTAAAGCAAGAGCAAGAAGCGGTGGTTCTGATTGGCCTATTATGTTTCAAGCCGCCAATTCTGGGAATGGACAAAATGGTTGGATTAGACTAAATCTAAATGCGGCTTGGTCATCAACTTCCATACTTTGGAATAACACATCTCCTACAAGCAGTGTTTTTACTATTGGCACTTATGATTATGTAAACGACAACGGAACATCACACGTTGCCTACTGTTTCCACAGTGTAGAAGGCTTCAGTAAGTTCGGCTCGTACACCGGGAATGGCTCGGCAGATGGTAGTTACATTTGGACAGGCTTCAGGCCAGCTTGGGTGGTAATTAAAAGAACTGATGCTACGAGTGATTGGGTTCTTTGGGATGAAAAACGTGATCCTTACAACTATATGGGCAGAGAACTTCAGCCAGATAAGCCCGACGCTGAATTAGCTAGAAGCGAAGACCTTGACTTTTTATCAAATGGATTCAAGCTAAGACGGTCTGGCACAAATTTTAACGGCTCAGGAGCCTCATACATCTACATGGCATTCGCAGAAATGCCGTTCAAGTATTCCGTGGGGCGTTGATATGGAACGCAGAGAAGGCATTGCAATAGGGAATTCACCGAAGTATGTAGCTTATGAAGATGAGATGTACAAAGTGTTAGGCATTTCAGATAAGACCGAAAAGAACGGTGCGTTGCTTTACGAATGTGAATGTAAATCATGTGGTGGTACTCATCTGCGTAACGCAAAGCATCTAAAGCAGGGTATTCGCTCACGAGATTGCGACAATTATCGTTCTTGGAACTGGACTGGTCTTGATAGGTGGGATGCAATTGTAAGGCGCATCTATGGTATTACACTAGAAGACTATGGAAGGATGCTAGAAGAACAGGGCGGTGGTTGTAAGATTTGTGGCAAAACAGAAGAGCAGGAAGGGAAAAGGCTTGCAATAGACCACTGCCATTCTTCTGGGAAGGTGCGTGGGATTCTTTGCTCAAACTGCAATCAGGCCATTGGCTTATTAAACGATGATGCGGAAGTTATAGAAAAGGCCGCTGAATATATTAAAGGCACAAACGCACGGTAACAGATAGATATACATGGCATCCGAAAAGTATATTTTTAAGTATTCAACGCAAGGTAAACGACAATGAGATATTACGACATCACCAACGGGGTCATAGTTAGCGAGAGGCAGATACTAAAAGCTAACCCTAACACCAGCTTTGCGTTGCCCTTGAGCGATGCGGCTCTGGCTGACTTGAACATGGCTAAGTTGCTGGAGGATGACCGTCCCAGTTTTGATGCAGGCACACAGGTAATGATTGACGGTGCTATTGAGGAACGTGATGGTTCCTACTACCAGACGTTTAGTGTCATAGACCGTCCTGCTGAAGCCATAGAGAATGACCTGAACAACAAGAAGGCACAGGTACGCGCACAGCGTAACGCACGGCTGGCTGAGACTGATTGGGCCATCCTTCCTGACTCACCACTCAGCGATGAGGACAAGACCATGTATCAGAACTACCGCAACGCATTGCGTGACGTACCGGCACAGGACGGCTTCCCGAATAACGCGCTCCCTGCAGGCCCAGACCAGAGGCCGTATGCAAGCTGGACATACGACTCCACAGCTTTTGTCTGGAACGCGCCCCTGCCAAAGCCTGATGGCAACGCTATATGGGATGAGAACGCTTACCAAGAAGACAACACTACAGGCTGGGTTACATTTTAGTTTTTATGCGAGTAATTAAGAATGATAGAGGTAGCCGCCGCGTTATCCGTGGCAAATGCGGCCTTCAACGCCATAAAGGCCGGCGTGGATCGCGGCAAAGAATTGCACGAGATGGCGGGTACTCTATCGAAGTTCTTTGATGCCAACGAGCAGATACATGAAGCTAGAATTAAAAACCAAGAGTCATCCAACACCAAGCAACTCTTTGCAAAGAAAAGCATTGAAGAAGAAGCTATGGAGTTGGCGCTCCACGCCCGCGATATGCAGTTGAAATATAGGCGTATCAGGGAGTTGTTTATCTACAGCGGGGAAGGCGATACGTTCAGGGAATTCGAGCGTCAGCGCAGAATTATACGTTTAAGACGTTATGAGGCGGCGCGAGCAATAGCTAAACGAAACAGCGACATGATTGATCTTGCAGTTATTGTCGTTGGATTTGCTATTGCCACCGCGATGATTTTTGCCATGACCGGCTTGATACAGTAGGCTTTATGGATAAAACAAAACTACCAGAAGATGAAACATTTCTTGATGTAGCTGGCGCAACGGAGCGGCAGAGGGAATATCACAAAGCATATCTGCAATCAGGTAGTTGTGCCGGGGCCGCAAAACTTCTTGGTATTGCTCACCAGAACGTCTATGCAACGCTTGAAAGACTTGTCTTGCGGGCCGCAGAACGTGGCTGGACAGAACACGGCGACATGACCAGATTCGTTGACCCCGGCCAAAAAATTATCGGGAAGTCAACGCTCACCAAAGACGAAGAAGGCAACACCGTCTGGATAAAAACTAAGGCGGAGCAGGAAAACCAACGTGCCGCATTCAAAGCATTCGTTGACGAACTATGCTCTGGGATAACGCCAGCAAAGCCCAAGAAATACGCCGGCAAAGAAAAACTAAGCAAAGACTTGATGCCAACTATCATTATTGGTGATGCGCATATCGGGATGAAGGCAGATGGCTTGCTGACCAGAGACAGAGATTTTGACGTAACCATTGCAACTAAAGAAATCAGGGAATCAATATCGACACTGGTTGACCTGTCACCACCTTCAGAAAACGCCCTGCTTGTATGTGTTGGTGATCTGGTGCATTCGGACAGTTCGCATAGCACCACGCATCGCGGCACACCTGTTGATATGGATACCAGATATGAGCGAGTAATGCGAGCGGCGGCGCACACTTTGATTTATGCCATTGAAACGCTATTGGAAAAGCACAAGAAGGTTTCCGTTGTCATCGCCCGTGGAAACCACGATTGGGATACTGCGGTGGCCATTCAATTGGCTTTGGAATGCTTCTTCTTCAAGAACAACCGTGTGAACATTGTTGAGCAGAAAGGCGCTTTTCACTATGTCCAGTGGGGCAAGACCTTACTTGGCGTTAACCACGGCGATAAGATCAGGAACGAGAAGCTGGCTTCCATCATGCCCAGAGAAATGCCTACGGCTTGGGCTGAGACAACCCACCGATACTGGTTACTGGGACACTATCACCACCAGACAGTACAGGAATGCGACAATGGTGTCATTTGTGAACGGTTTGCCACGCTGGCCCCGTCAGACTCTTGGCATTCGGCGCAGGGCTACAATTCAGCTAATGCCATGACCATGATTGTTTACCGCCGTGAAGGTGGTAAAATGTCAGTGATACAGCACGAAATCCCTAAGACTGTTCACGAAGTGGATGCCAAAATTGGTTAAACTTGACACAACAGAATTGATCATGAACATTGTATATTTCACAAAAGGCAGATATACGCCTGATGAAATTTACGAAGTCGTTGAAATGATTAGGGATTACGCTAAAGAAGATGAGAAGGCCAAAAAGCAGTTGGCAGTTGTCAACCTGAAGCCGCAGGAACAGCACTGATGGATTATCAAATTTTATTTAACGCAAGCGCCGCCATAGCGTTTACTTTGGCGGGCTGGATTATCCGGTCAGTTTATGATGCGGTGGAAAAGCTAAAGGTTGATATGCTGGATTTGGAGCGTCAAATGCACAGCAAGTATGTTCAGAAGGATGATTACCGTGAAGATGTCAAAGAAATTAAGGATATGTTGGCGGCAATTTTCAAAAGACTTGAGCAAAAACAGGATAAATAAAGATGGACAAGATCAAACAAAAAGCGCTGGAAGTTTTAGAACGCATTGGCAAAAAGGTACACGGCGACTGCGATCCCTGCTTGGGCGTGATAACCGTTGTAATGATCGTCCTGTTCGTAACCATAATCGTGTAGTTTGTGCGTGGCATAGAAACGGGTGGCACTGGTGAAATTTGAAAAGCTAAAAGGACTGATCGGGGGTATTGCGCCTACCATCGGTAGCGCAATGGGCGGCCCTTTAGGCGGCATGGCTGGTCAGGTACTGGCTGGCGTATTGGGTTGTGAACCGACTCCAAAAGCCATTGAGACAGCGTTTGAGACAGTTACACCGGAACAGCTTGCAGAAATCAAGAAGGCCGAACTGAAGTTTGAATCGAGAATGGCTGAAATCGGGCTGGACGTATTTGCGCTTGAGGTTCAAGACAAGCAGGACGCCCGTAAGCACTTCTCCCGCGACTGGACGGCTAAGTCTATCGGCTTGATCATGGTGCTTTTCTTCTGCTCATACATTTCTATGGTAACGATCATGCCGCCAGAGCAGAACTCGATGGAACTGATTAACTTGGTGCTGGGATATCTGGGCGGCTTGGTTAGCGCCGTTATCAGTTTTTATTTTGGCGCATCACACCAGCCTGACAAATGAGTAAACTTACCGAAATGCTACGCCGACATGAGGGCGTAGAGACTCACGCCTACAAATGCACCAGTGGCAAGATCACTGTTGGCGTTGGGCGCAATATCGATCCCGCCGGCGGTCTTGGGTTGTCGCAGGATGAGATCGACTACCTGCTGGAAAATGACATCGCTCGATGCGCATCTGAGTTGGGCCGGGAGTTCCCGTGGTTCTCCGGGTTGGACGATGTGCGCCGGGATGCCATGATTGATATCTGCTTCAACATCGGCATCACCCGGCTAAAGGGCTTCGCTATGGCGCTTGGGGCGATGGCCTGCGATGACTATGACACCGCATCCACCGAGTTCCTGCGGAGCAGGTGGGCCGATCAGGTGGGCAACCGGGCCAAAGAACTGGCGGCCATGATTCGCACTGGTGAGTACCAAAGTATCGGTTGACATAGGTCAATAATAGGCATAATATTCTCCTGCTTTACTAAAACAACTGGAGAATATTATGTCATTTGAAGCAAAGGTCTGGCAGACCCTCTCTGCCATAAATGTCAACGAACATACCGAAAAGAAAGGCAACCTGACCTACCTGTCTTGGGCATGGGCGTTCACTGTTCTGAAGAACCATTTCCCTGAATCCTCAATCAAAATTAAGAAGGAACAGACCTTCAGCGATGGCACGATGGAAGTGCGTTGTGAGGTCACTGTCAAAGAGGGCGATCAATCGTCCACGCAGTCAATGTGGCTCCCGGTGATGGATAACCGCAATAACGCCATCACCAACCCCAACGCCCGCCAGATCAATGACGCTCGCATGAGATGCGTGACCAAGTGCTTGGGATTGCATGGGTTGGGCTTGTACATTTACGCCGGTCAGGAGTTGCCAGAGCCTGAAGCAGAGGTTGCCAAGAAGCCGCTGACCAAAGATGAAATGGACAACCTTCTTGATCTGCTTGATGCCACGGAAACCGATCTCGATCAATTCATGACGCACTACAAGGTCAAGAAGCTGGACGAACTGCGCAATGGTAAATACCAAAATGCAATTTCAGTTCTGGCAAAGAAGATGGAGAAGATCGTGGAGGTGCGCAATGCGGCTGAGTCAGCATGAGCAAAGAACAGAGGGCTGGTACATGGAGCGGCTGGGGAAACCCACCGCCTCCAGCTTCCACCGCATCATTACACCTACCGGGAAGTCAGCGGCTGGCGCGGATACCTACATCAACGAGTTGGTGGCTGAACTAATTACAGGAAAGTCAATTCCCGTACCAGTAACCGATGCGATGCAGAGGGGCATTGATCTGGAGCCAGAAGCCCGTGATGTTTATAAATTGATTACCGGGCAGGACGTTGAAGAAGTGGGGCTGTGCCTGCACGATACGCTGGATTGCGGAGCCAGCCCGGACGGCTTGGTGGGTGACGATGGACTCTTGGAAATCAAATGCCCGATAGCCTCCACTATGGTGGGTTATTTGAGGGATGGTGACGACAAACTGCCAAGCAAGTACATCCCCCAGTGTCAGGGCCAGCTATGGATCACGGGCCGAAAATGGCTCGATTTCGTGGCATATCACCCGGACATGAGGATCGTCATGGCCAGAGTCGAGCGTAATGATGCTTACATCGAACTGCTTGAGGAATACGTCACGGCGGTTTGTGTGACCATCAAAAAGGCATCCAAGAATTTCAGGAGCCAATGATGGATATGCTCCCGCACATTTTTGAACAGACCACTGGCCTCCGGTGGCAGGATGAAGATGAGGCAATCAAACAGGTCTGGATCACGGCATGGAATGCCGCGCTCCGGGCAATCAACCAACAACTAATTTATCTGTCTTTCAAAGGAGAAAGCGATGACTGAGTATAACAACGACAATCAGGGTGCGGCTTGGGCCAATGACAAGAAAACGGAGGACTGGCAAGCGCCATTCACCGGGTCTGCAATGGTCAACGGGGTTGAATATTTCTTGGATGTTTTTGTCACCCCAAAAGAAGAATTGGAAGAAAACCCCAAGAAGCCCCGTGTTCGCATCAAGCTGAAGCAAAAGCAGAAGCAGGCTGAAGCGCCAAAGTCTACGCAGTCTGATGACTTTGGGCTGGATGTGCCGTTTTAACTGTCGGGGGCGCAAGCCCCCTTCTTTTGGAGTAGTGATATGTTTGGACAGAATTTACTAGAAATTATTAATCGCCGTGGAATCAAACAGGCCCATCTTGCAAGAGTTCTTGGTGTGAGCAGGCAGAGAATTAACCAAATCACCAAAGCCAAGCGGGTACGACAGAACATTGCTGAAGCGCTTGCGGCAGAACTTGGTGTTGATGTGGAGGTGCTGACAGGTGCAAGCGTGGACAGTGAATAGCGATTTCTCAAAAGATCAGTTTATTGAGAACGTGGAGAAGATGTATCGGGAAAACCACTACCTGACTTTTACATGGACGGTTGGGAAGAAGCGAAGCCCGGCACAGAACAACGCATTACATCTGTGGTTGGGCCAGCTTGCGCACAAACTCAATGATGCTGGGCTGGACATGAAAGCCGTTCTGAAACAGGAAACGGAAATCCCGTGGACGGTGGCGAATGCGAAGGAGCATCTCTGGAAGCCGATCCAGAAACTGATGCTGGATAAAGATTCGACAACGGAACCCAACACCGTGGAGTATGTGAAGGTCTACGAAGTTTTGAGCCGGCATCTTGGTGAGAAGTTTGGTGTTTATGTGCCGTGGCCAACGGAGGGTAAAAATGATCCGTTACAAGATAGCTGATGCGTGGAGAAAATACGCCGAGAAAAAATATACCGGCCATGAGTTCAACGAGACAACGATCAAAGAGGGAGGGGAAGGCCAGATCGCCGGGACGATTGGTGAACTGGCTGTCGGCCACTGGCTGAAAGAATTGGGCCACGACTTTGACTACGTTGCAGACACAAGCATGGATCACGACTTTGTTGTTTGCGGCCAAAAGATTGATGTCAAGACAAAGCATTCAGTCGGCCAGCCCCAGTTGCACTATATGGTGAGAATTCCATATTCCCAGCAGAATCAGGACTGCGACACCTACATCTTCACATACTGCACATCTGACGAAGTATTTTTGCTGGGCTGGGAGGACAAGGATGATTGGTGGGCCGGCAGGAAAACCTTTGAGGCAAAAGCGGGGGATGTCGTTGACGGCTTCAAAGAGTTGGTTCATTGCAGGTATGCTTTTGTTGGCGATCTGATACCATTGCACTATTTGGAGTTGTCATTTGTCGCCGTATAGAGGTGGAAGATGGAGATTGAACGAGATTTCATGGATCAAGTCCACAAAGCCAAAGGAATGCTTGAAGTCGGGCTGGAACAGTACACCCGGCAGGAAATTAAAGAGATGTACACGTTCATGGTGTCACTTGGCGTGACCTACCATCGCTGTTTCGTGAAGCCTTTTGGGGACGCACTGGATGAGAACACGGAGATGCGCCCTATGTCGGGCGAAAACGGCTGAATCAGAAGCGATCCACAGCAAGCTGAAATCTTTCTGCTCAATTGAGCATTTGATCGAGTATTCAAAGAGCGCCCAAGCCCAGCAGTTTGTCAAGAAAGTCAGGGCCAAAGAAACCCGTGAGAAGAAGGAAAAACTCAGAACCCGCTCAGAATGGCTCAGATTGGCGCAGAAGGCGTTTAACGAGTACATAAGGGTAAGGGATAGGGGTAAGCCCTGCATCTCTTGTGGGGCCACACAGGGCGCCACAGTGCTTGGCGGGGCTTTTGACGCTGGCCACTACAGGTCAACGGGGTCTGCTCCGCATCTACGGTTCCACATCCACAACTGCCACGCCCAGTGCGTCCGATGTAACAGGCATCTTTCAGGCAATGTCGTGGAATATCGGAAGGGCTTGGTTGACCGATGTCGTCTTGAAATCGTGGAGCGTCTGGAGCAAGATGATCGGCCCCGCCACTATACCATTCACGATTTACAGAGGATCATCAAGTTATGCAAAAGACGCACAAAAAACACGGAGAAATGTCAGAGAAATCATGCGCTTGCGGGGGAACCGCACAAGAAGTAATTAAGGCACCGGATTGGGTCAGAATTGGGTGGTACTGCCCAGCTTGCAAGGGATTTGACAAAGCGATTGGAAGGGAAAGAACGGTCTGAAAAAAAAGCCCCGGCAGGAAGGGGGTCTACCGGGGCTAACTTATTGCTTTACTTTCAAGGAGAAAAACATGAAAATGAAACTGTCGGTGGTATGTGGGAATACCTAAAATCCGACTAGAAGTGTAGGCGAAAGAATCAGATACCCGACGTGGGGAATTATCTGACACTTTTGCCCCCAACACAACATCTTGTGTAACTTCTAGTCAAACTTACCTACATATACCACTGACCAGTGTGGCAAAGCCTGACTGTCAACTCTGGCTCATGGAAAGCTATATCCTGAAATGTAGCCCCGGAAACGGGCGAATCGAGCATCCAAAACGCCTGCGCTGACCCGCCCATGTCAACAGGCACCCGCGAAACCAGTAACTGGACGGGATGCGAGATAGGCAACCCAGCCGTAAGGCTGGCGGGAGATCGGTTCACCACTGTGGATCGGGGAATGAGTATCTAGTCTACGGACTACCGGGGTCACCCGGACGCGAGAGAGCCTCCAGCGCCACTGGACTTTCGCGGGAGAAAATGGGCTAACTTTGTCTGGAGAAAACATGGAACTGAGAGAACACCAAGAAAAAGCAATCGAAATGATCCGCGAAGCCTTCAGGGAGGGCCACAAAAAGGTTCTGCTGGCGGCTTGCTGTAGTTTCGGAAAAACACACACTGCGGCCTTCATGGCCAAGCAGGCTATGGACAGTGGCCGCAAAGTGGCTTTCTTTGCCGACAGGGTTCGGCTGGTCAGCCAGACGCTCAAAGTCTTTGACGAATGGGGCATCCACTATGGTGTCCAGCAGGCCGATCACTGGGCGGCTGATCCCAAAGCCCCAGTGCAGATTTGTTCTGTACAAACGATAACACGCCGTGGCTATGACCGGCTGGACTTTGAACTAGCGATCTGGGATGAGTGCCATGTCCCGTGGAAGTCTCTAACCGAGATGATGGCGAAGTGGGACGGCCCCAAGATGCACTTTGTCGGCCTGTCAGCCACGCCTTACAGTAAAGGGTTGGGACTCATTTGGGATAAGATGATCGTCCCGGTGCGCCAAGCGGAGTTGCTGGAGCAGGGTTACTTGGCCCCCGTACACTATTATGGCGGCAGGAGCGTTGACGTAAGCAAGCTGAGAACAAAGGCGCTGGGAACGGGGGGATCAGACTATGATCCGGACGCTCTGGCAGAGGCTGTAGAGGCCGATGACAAGCTGACCGGGGACATCGTCAGGAACTGGCTTGAACACGGCGAGAACGCCCAGACAATCGCTTTCAGCCCCAGCATCAAGCATTCCGAGTTCATGGTCAAGATGTTCAACGATCACGGCATCCCAGCCCGCCATATTGACGGATATACCAAAGAGAAGGAACGCAAAGAAATCTACCGGGCGCATGAGGCCGGCGAGTTTAAGATACTGTCCTGCTCTAAGTTGCTGGGAGTAGGCTACGACAGCCCGCAGACCAGATGTTTGATTGATTGCTACGGCACGAAGTCAGCCATCGCGTACCAGCAACGGGCGGGCAGAATCCAACGTACCCACCCTGACAAACCCTATGGCATCTATCTTGATCATAGTGGCAACGTAAACAGGTTCGGCTTTGCGCACCTGATGGAGCCATCTGAACTGGACATGAAGGAAAAGCGCTTCAGCGAAGCAGGCCAGATCGAGAAGAAGGAAAAGAAGGACGATGTGGTCAGGGACTGCCCCCGGTGCGGCAAGATCATGCAGGGGCTTTCCTGTGTCTGCGGTTTCAAGATCACCATCAGGGAGGCGCTGGAGTCAGACGGAACCATGCTGGTCAAGCTGGACGACAGCAAGCCACAGCAGGTCAGTAAGGAAACCAAGTCGCTCTGGATGGCATCGCTTTCTAAGTACGGAAAGGAACAGGGCTATAAAGACGGCTGGGCGGCGTGGACTTACAAGAAGAAGTTCGGTGTCTGGCCCCGGAGTCTGGACAGGGTGAGAGTGGAAACTGTCCCGCCAGAGGTAATAAATTTCATCATTTCGCGAAATATTGCTAACGCAAAAAGAAAAAGATACTAAAATCAAAGACTTGCGCCGGCATCTTTTGGCCTGCGGGTATTGACATAGGTCAACAAAGGATTAGAATACTAATCATGGAAGCAAATGAGTGTTTCCTGAAACGGAGAAAAATAATGAACTTATCTGAATCATTAAATTTTGCAGTTAAAAAGATTGTAGAGCAGGGCGATAGATGTACTGATGTTGTTGGAGATTGCATCTATGGCATAGGCAACAAACATTGCGCTATAGGCTGGTTATTAGACCATACTGATAAACAATTAATGGATTTTGAGGGAGATGTCTATGAACTCTGTGATGAATTTGAAGATAGTATACCTGAAATAATACGACATGATCGTCCTGCTTTCTCTAAGTTACAGGCATTCCATGACCAGACAGACAGGGCTATGAGAAGAATATATTTTAATGACTTAAAAATAATGAGGCCCGAAGTTGATTACTCCGGCGCTCATTGGGAAGAATGGATAAATATGGGAACCGAGTAGGAAGCCGCAAATAATCATAACCGGGGGCTACGGCCCCCAACCCTAAAGGAAACTGGAGAAAATAAAATGAACGATATCTACTACGATGAGCATGACACCTACACCTACAGCGAAAGGGTTTGCGGTTCCTGCGGTGTTGGTGGCTGTGACTGTGACCACGATGACATTTTCGATGACTACGATAACAACAGCGGAGAATAAAATGAACTTGCGAAACAAGCTGTTTGGCGATATGACCACCAAAGAAATCATGGGCGAAGTGCTTGGCGGTCTTGGATTGCTGGCCTTCATAGCTGGCATGATGTTGATTTACATAATGATATAAGGGGAACGACATGGAACTGAAGCAACTTTTGAGCGATAACGTGCAAGAATTTTTCGACAAGGATGGCGAACTGTATACGTCAGAACTTGGCTACAAGTTGGTCATGGGGTGGATTCTGCAGTTTTACGAATTCAAGGGAGAACTCTGGGAAGGCCCGGATGAAGAAAATTTAATCGCAACCGCTGTCCGCACTGCCGATGTTGACGACTTTGCCAAGATGGCCGGGATTATCCGCAAGAATGCTCGCCACTATGCAGAACACCTGATTGCAGAGCATGAGGGCTACCTGATCCAGTGCAACCAAACGCCAGAGCCAGAAATGGATTACGGCAGGCTAATCATGGACGACTGCATGGCCTTCACCAAAAAATACATTGAAAACATCTGATCTCCGTAGCACAAGGATGTGCGCCTCTTGTCATGCTACTGGAATCGCTCATTTGTCTAGCTGAACTGATCTACCATGAGAGTAGGTCAGAGCCACGCGAAGGCCAGATAGCAACTGGGCAGGTGGTTATGTCAAGAGTGGCAAGCCACCTATACCCTGATACCCCCTGTGAAGTAATCAAGCAGGGAGGGGAGAGAAGATACCGGTGCCAGTTCACCTACTGGTGTGACGGCAAGCCAGAGACAATAGCCAACCGGGAAGCCTACGGTCAGGCAGTCATCATTGCGGTTGGAGTTTACTTTGACCTGTACCCAGACCTGACCAACCAAGCCACCCATTACCACGCCGACTACGTCCAGCCAGACTGGGCAAAGCATTTACGCCCGACAATAAAAATTGGTAGACATATCTTCTATCGGATGTGATAAAATCACGGAGCATATGAAACCGTGTATCACATTTGATAAAGAGCAAGCCGACAAAGTTGAGGTCTTAGCCGCTTCATGCACGAAGCAACAGATCGCTGACTATTTCGGCATATGTTTCAACACCTTCCACAAGATTTGTCAGAACCAGCCAGAGGTAAATGAAGCCTATAGGCGGGGGAAGGCAATGGCCGTCATTGACGTGGCTGGATCGCTCATCAGGGAAGCCAAGAACGGCAACGTGCAGGCCGCCCAGTTCTACCTGAAAACCCAAGCAGGCTGGAAGGAAACCGAGCGCCGTGAGATCAGCGGAATTGATGGCGCACCCATCGAGACTGATACCAAGTGGACAATAGAAATCGTGGGAGCAGACCATGCCATTACAGCCGGGCAAGAGTAAAAAGGTGATCGCAGAGAATATCAGGATGGAGATAGCCGCCGGCAAGAAGCCCAGCCAAGCTGTCGCCATCGCCTACAGCCACGCCAACCGGGACAAGGGCAGGAAGAAACAGCGGCCAGTGTTCGAATAAAATATGCCCACCATGCAACTCCCAGAGAAGTTACTGCGCTTTGTAGAAAGGCCAGCCCGCTTCCGTATCGCGTTCGGCGGCAGGGGTTCAGGGAAAAGCATGAGCATCGCAAATCTGTGCCTGATGGATGTCATGACAAGAAACTCAAAAATTGCTTGCTTCCGCGAATACCAGAATAGCATTGACGACAGTGTACACGCATTACTGGCGGGAGAGATAGAGCGGTTAAACCTTCCCGGCTTTGAGGTACAGAACAACCAGATACTCTACAACGGCAACGTGGCCTTTAAATTTAGAGGTCTTGCAAGGAACCCTGAGGGGGTCAAATCCATGTATGGCTTCAATCGTTTCTGGGTAGAGGAAGCGCAAACCATCAGCTTCAACTCTCTGAAAGCTCTGACACCAACGCTACGTGAGGAAGGCTCCGAGATATGGATGACGGCTAACCCGCGCAGTTCGGCTGATGCGTTCAGCCAGCGGTTCCTGAAGCCGTTTGAGAAGCAGTTACGCCGGGACGGATACTATGAGGACGAGCTTCACACCATAGTGATGCTGAACCATTCGGACAACCCATTTTTCCCAGCAGTGCTAGATGACGAGCGCAAGCACGACAAGCAGACTATGTCATTAGCCATGTATAACCACATTTGGGAGGGTGAGTATCTTGATTCCGTTGAGGACTCGATAATCCCGGTAGAGTGGTTCGATGCCGCCATAGACGCTCATAAGAAGCTGGGCTTTGAGGCCACAGGCGCAGTTATCGCCAGCCATGACCCCAGCGATGAGGGTGGAGACTCGAAGGGCTATGCAGTGCGCAAAGGCTCAGTCGTGCTGGATGTATGCGAGAAGATCACCGGAGACAGCAACGAAGGCATGGATTGGGCGCTTGACCGATGCCGCAGTGACGGCGCAGATTGGTTTGTCTGGGACTGTGACGGGTTGGGCATCAGCCTGAAGCGTCAGGTTGACCAAGAACTTGAGAACACCAAGATCGAGCGCTTCATGTTCCGGGGATCGGAATCACCTGATGACCCGAACTCGCCGTACAGCGGGAAGGACAGCAAGACCAACAAAGACACGTTCGTGAACAAGCGGGCGCAATACTGGTGGAAGCTACGCGAGCGGTTCGAGTCCACCTACCGAGCCGTTGAGAAGAAGCAATACATTGACCCGGACGAACTAATATCACTGTCGTCTGACATCGACAATCTTGATCAACTACGGTCAGAAGTATGTAGGATTCCACAAAAGCGTAGCAATAATGGTAAAATCCAGATAATGTCGAAGATTGACATGGCTAAGAAACCATACGAACTGCCATCGCCGAATATGGGCGACGCTCTGATGATGAGTATGTTTTCGCCAAAACATAAGAAGGCTGAAGTGGCAAAAATAAATTTCACGGGATGGGCTAATCATGGCTGATGATTACGAATACGAAGAAAGCAAGTCGGAGCGCAAAGAAGAACGCGACTCCGATGAAAAAGCATACGGCTATGATGATCATCAGTCGGTAATGAATATGCTGTCGGCGGCACAGGACGCTGACCACGACAACCGCGAACGCGCCCGTGAGGCGCACCTGTTCATCGACAAGCGTGACGGCCAGTGGGAACCCTACTGGTGGAACGCCAATATCAACAAGCCCCGCTACACTTTCGACATGGTCTGCCCCATCGTGGATCAGGTTGCCGGTGAGATCGAGCAGGCAGACTTTGACATCCGAGTATCACCCGCTGGTGGGAACGCAACCAAGGACATTGCGTTGACGTATGACGGGATCATCCGAAACATCGAGAATATGTCCAACGCTAAAGAAGTGTATTCAAGTGCCGCTAGAGGCATGATCGTATGTGGATTCGATGCGTTTCGTGTGAGCCAGAAGTACGTTGACGATAATTCCTTTGACCAAGACCTTTGCATTGAGAAGATCGGCAATGCCATTGACCGGGTCTGGTTTGACCCTGCCGCAGAGCGTCAAGACAAGAGCGACAGCCGCTACGCATTCGTCCTACACGCCGTGGCAAAGGATGAGTTTGAGCGCCGCTGGCCTGAAGCAAAGGGCGAGTCTGTCCCTGATGACCGGGACGGCGATGCCTATTACGACAAAGCTGAAGTCGTTGTTATCGGTGAGTTGCTGTACGTTGAAAAAGAGGAACGCGAACTGGTCATGATGTCCAACGGCCAGACCTACGAAGTCAATGAGGACTACGAGAAGGTTGTCGATGATATGGCAATGGTTGGCGTGACTGAGATCAAGCGCCGCAAGCGCAAGGTCAGCAAAGTCTGCTCCCGGTTCTTTGACGCGAAGGATTGGCTGGAAGATGACCACGACACTGTGTTCAACCGCATCCCCATTGTGCCGATGTATGGCAACTTTAAGATATTCGAGAACAAGACAATCTACTGGGGCGTGGTTGAGAAACTGCTAGACCCCCAGCGTGTCCTGAACTACTCCATGAGCCGTGAGATTGAAGAAGGCGCACTGGCCCCAAGGGCTAAGTATTGGATGACTCTGGCGCAGGCGGCAGGCCATGAGGATTCGCTGTCCACCCTGAACACCAACTCCGATCCGGTGCAGTTCTACAACGTAGACCCGGAATCCCCGGCCCCGCCCCAGCAGAACGGTGGCGCACAGATCAACCCCGGCCTGCGGACAATCTCCGAAGCCATGCGCAGTATGATTGGCTATTCGGCTGGAATGTTTGCCGCCAACATGGGTGACAACCCCGGCCTTCAGTCGGGCGTGGCTATTCGCGCGTTGCAGAACAAAGGCGACAACTCCACCTACAAATACAACAAGGCCGTGCAGTTTGCCATTGCCGCCGCAGGCAAGATTCTTGTCGATTCCATACCGAAGGTTTACGACACCGAGCGCACCATGCGCGTCCTGTACGAAGATGAAACCTACGACATGGAAACCATCAACCAGCGCGTCATTGACAACGCCACAGGCGAGATCGTGACCCTGAACGACTTGTCGCAGGGCGTGTACGATGTGATTTGTAAGGCTGGCCCCAGCTTCAAGAACCGCCAGCAGGAAACGCTGGAAATGATCATCGAGATGGCGAAGGTTGACCCGTCCATCATGCAAATCGCCGGGGACATCATGATGCAAAACATCAACACCCCGTCTGCTGACCAGATTGCTGAACGCAAGCGTGATCAGATGCTGAAGGCCGGCATGATCCCGGCCTCTCAGATGACCGATGAAGAACAGGCCCAGATGCAACAGCAGATGGCCCAGCAGGGTCAACAGCAAGACCCGGCAAGCATCATGGCGCAGGCTGAGATGATGAAGGGTCAGGCCGAGATGGCTCGCGCCCAGATCGAGCAGGCGAAGGTTCAGAATGAGCAGATGAAGCTACAGCTTGAGGCTCAGAAGGCCCAGATGTCTGCCCAGAACGATCAGGCCGACAATCAGGTTGACGTATTCAAAGCCCAGACTGACCGCATGAACACCCAGATCAAGGCGCAGGAAGCTGGAGCCAAGATCACGAAGGAAGGTGTCCAGACCGAAGGCGTCCAGCTTGATAACGTCAAGAAGGCGCAGGAACTGGCTAACCCGATGATAGGAATGTTCAGGCGTGGCTAAGAAAACCGAGCGCAACACTTACGAACTGATGCAGGAAGGCAAGGGCGTGAAAGGCACGTCCATAGGCCACGGTGCGCGAAAGCACAGCACCATGAGCAAGCATCAGAAGCGTAGCTACAAGGCTTACCGTGGGCAGGGCTGATGGCTGAACAGTCTGCATTGAGACAGTACGAATACGGCGGGGAAGGCTTGTTTGGCTTTCTTATGCCTGTTCGCCGTGAAATCTTGTCGCCAGAGCAACAGTTGGTTGAGGGCTACACAGAAACACGGCGTGGCCCAGCAGTCGAGATCAGAACTGTCCCAGCCCAGTACGGCGAGCCTGAACGTGACCCCACCTATTCACCATTGTACCGTGGCCTGAAAAACGCGTTGCATTTCCTCTACGACATTGGCAATAACCGGGAACAAGCTACTGAAACTGTCCAGACTGCGCTTAGAGGTGTAGAGGAACTTTTTAAAGACCAGTACACCGCCGCCGCTTTGGGTGGCACAGCATACAACCCAGAGACAGGGGGGGTCACAGAGTTTGATCCGACTATCGCTATGGTAGGTGGCGCTCCAGCAGGAGTGCAGGCTGTCAGGGCGGCAACGCCGGGATCAGTTGTTCTGGGTATGGTTGGTAGTAAGAATGCCAGACTGACCCCCCAGACTGGCGATCTCGACATGTCCCACGCAGCACGCATGCAGAGGGCGGTAGAAGGCGACTGGAACCCAGACAGGCCCGTATATCACTGGACGGAAGCGCCAGATATTGAAGAATTTATACCGTCTACCGAAGGAAAACTGGGCGCTGGGGTTTATGCATCGCCAATACCATCGTATGGTGAAAGATATGTTGACCAAAGCAAAGCAATAGCAATGCCACTGAATTACAGAGGGCAGCTTGCTGGGATTCAGGATTTTGATGACGCATACAATGTTGCTAGATCTGAAATGCCAAATTTAACTGGAAGTGAGGCGGTTCGGGCGTGGAGAGCAAGAGCAAACGATGTGCTTGCGGAGAGGGGATTTACTGGAAGAGAAGTTGGTGGTGAGGTTTTGATATTTGACCCAAAAAACATCCGATCAACCAGCGCAGCATTCGACCCAGCCCAGCGCGGCAGCTCAAACATACTCGCATCAGGTAGCAAGCTGGGAACTGGTGTAGCAGTTGTTAGCGGATTCTCCAAGATGAACAGATATGATCTTGACGAAACGCTAAGTGCGGTGCGCGAATCTTGGCCATTTTCTTATGACATTAGCTGGGAAGAATTGATGACTCCAGAGTCACTGAAAGAACTGCCGGGTAATGTCAAGAATCTTGTAAAGGCGCTTTGGAAAGAAGATGGGCTGGGATTTGACAACCCGGCGCAGGCAATATCTACAGTGCTTTCGGAAGATGCTGGCAATTACGACATAACCCCGCAGTTAAAGTCTGCTGTTACAAAGTTGATCAGAAGCCCGGCAGACATCCAGCCACCAGCCCCGCAGGGATTGGCGCGTTCAGCCCTAAACGACTTAGACATGAGTTATGACGCAAGGATGCAGAGGGCTGACCAGATGGGTATGACAACGGAGGCATACAGCGGATCAACTCACGATATAGATAGATTTAGAGGCGACATTTCAAATCCAGAGAACGATTGGGGTAGAGGTACATACGCATCCACTAGCATAGACGATGTAAATACAAACTATGCAGGTGTTGGGCCTGACCTGACAGGCAGGATTGAAACAGAGTCTGAGCGTGTTGCTGATGCCCTATCTGATTATCCAGATGAACTGCTTTCTGAGTATGGATTTACACTCGAAGATTATAACCGTGATGAGGCGGGTGTCGCTGAAGCTATTGCAAGGAAAATGCTTGTTGGTGACGCAGAAGGAGGGATTGTTTATCCCCTGCGAATCAACACCGAAAAGTATGCAGTGATTGGCGGGCCAGACAGCACTACTCTGGACATTGATTTGTCTGGCACAAAGGGTTTAACACCTTACAGCGATGAGTATTATGAGGCGCTCAATGAGGCATCAGATGATTTATATCAGAAGGTTTACGATGCGATTTCAGACACCGATGCATATCAGTCAACCCATCAGATTGAAATGGTTATGTCGGATGTTTCTGAGTATTTGGCTGATGGTCAACTTGATTTGAGCGATCTCGATTACTCAATCAGAAGGCACATAACAGATGCTTATGATGACTATACAGGGGATATGGTGTCACCCGGTGGTATATCTGCTCAAGTTCTTAAGAATTTGGGGTATGAGGGCGTTATAGATAATACGGTGGACACCAAATTTGGAACTGGCCGCAGTTATGGGCAGTCAATGGCCGGAGTGAACCCAGACACCCAGCATATAATCACATTCCCCGATTACGAATCTCGAATCAGATCAACGTATGCGAAATTTGACCCATCCAAAAAGAATTCCAGCGATATCTTGGCTGGCATAGCTGGCGGTAGCTTGGTTGGCGGTAGCGCACTATCAGGACAACGTCAAGAAAAGAATAATTGACAGTATTGCTGTGTCACTGTAGACGGTGATACACTAGCAGAAGGAACGTGGCCTTATCCACGGCAGGAACGTGACCTTATTCACGGCATTTACCTACAAAGGGCAAAATCATGGCAGAGATGCAACCAGACGATTACGTTGAAGAATCCGACTCAGATCAAGTTGAGATTGAGGATACGCAAGAGGCTGAAGATCAAGACGAAGGTCTTGATTCCGACTCATCACCGGGGTCTGGGGAAACCCAGAAACAAAAAGTTGTTTTTTCGGAAGAACAGCAGAGAATTTTCGATCAGGCTATTGCTGAAAAAACCCTGAAGTTTCGGGAGGCCGAGCGCAGGGCAGAGGCACTAGAGCGTGAGCGGGAAAAATTACTGCAACAGATGCCGAAGGAACAGCGCCCGCAAGTTCCAGAGATGCCAGACCCGTTTTCTATATCCGATGAGGAATACAAGCGAGCGGTAACAGAAAGGGACGAGCGGTTAAAGCAGGCCGCCGCTTTCGATGCCCAACAGCGCTATTTGTATGAACAGCAAGAGCGTATGGCAGAGGAGAAGCGCCTACAACAGCAAGAGGCTTTGAACGGCAAGATTGCCGCATACGCATCACGGGCAACCAAGATGGGTATCAAGCCAGAAGAACTGCAAGTGGCTGGAGCCACGGTCAGTAATTTTGGTATTCAGAACGACTTGGTCAACTTCATTATTGAGGATGAGCAAGGCCCACTGATTACCAAATACTTATCGCAGAATCTGATGGAACTTGAGAACATCCGAAACTTGTCCCCGATGGAGGCGGCGATCAGAATCGCTACCGAGATAAAGCCAAAGGCTGTTGCCCTGAAACGTAAGGTAAATCAGGCTCCAGACCCTGTTGAAACGCCGCAAGGCGCAGGAATATCCCCCAAGCCAAGGGGGCCGTCAGGAGCCACTTTTGAATAGAGGTGACTCACAATGGCTAACAATCTTAATAGTAACGTAACCCGGAAAGTCGCTCGCGTCTTTCTGGATGCGTTTGAAAGCAATCGCGTTGTAACCAAGACCGTTGACACGCAGTTGCTGTCTGGCAAGTTTAATCCTTCCAGCGGCTCTACTGTTGACTTCAAGCGTCCGCATGATTACAACTCAATCCGTACCGCTGGCGGTGATATCAGTTCTTCAACCAAGTCTGACATCATTGCTGGTAAAGCAACTGGCACTGTCCAGAACTACTTCACCGTAGCTACCGAATGGGGCAACGTAGAAGAAGCACTGGAACTGGATCAGCTGGACGAAATTCTGGCCCCGATGGCCCGCCGCATTGTTACCGATCTGGAAGTTGATCTTGCTGCATATATGCTCAAGAACTCCTCTCTGAAATACGGTAACCACGGTACTGCCGTTGATGCGTGGTCAGACGTAGCTGGCGCTGGCGCCCTTATGGACAGCGTTGGTGTTCCCATGTCAGGTGACAAGTATTACCTGATGAACCCGTTCACCACTACCAGCTTGGCTTCTGCCCAGAATGGCCTGAATGCCGCTGATAGTCTGGTGCGCACTGCATGGGAAAAGTCTCAGATTTCCAGCAACTTTGGCGGTATGCGGGCATTGACCAGCAACGCACTGGCCAGCTTCACATCTGGCACTGGTGCTGACCGCGCTGGTACTCTGACCGCTGCTCCTGACGCTACTTATGTCACAGCAAAGGACACAATGACTCAGTCTCTGGCCGTCACAGCTTTCCAAGCTAACATGACTGTCAAAGCTGGCGACATTGTTACCATCGCTGGCGTAAACCGTCTGAATCTCGACACCAAGCAGCCTATGATTAGCGCCACTGGCGGTAACGTAGAATGGACAGGTGTTGTAACTGCTGACGTTACTCTGGGTGCGTCTGGTGAGGGTACTCTTGTGGTAGCCGGCCCGGCCATCTACGAAGCCAATGGTCAGTACAACACTGTTGACGCTGCTCCGGCTAACGGCGCTGTCATCACCATCAAGAGCGCATCTGCGACTCTGTACCAGCCGAACCTGTTCTTCTTGAAGCAGGCATTTGGTCTGGGTACTGTCAAGCTGCCGAAACTGTACGCAACTGACAC